ACTATTGGTATCAAAGGCACACCCCTGCGCCCTGAACTGGTAGTGACGATGAACAACACGATTCACGATCGTTGTGACCACAAGATTGATGACGCCTTCCAACGGCGTAGGCAATTTGTGGTGGAGTTCAAAGCCTCTACGAGGTATATTGAACACTCAACCCAACCAGGCAATGTCGATATCTCAGCTTACACACAGACAGAAATTAACGATAGAGTTTGGATGTACTGTAATATTTACGCGGGGAAACACCTCCCTGGTAAATCGCAGGCTCCCATTTACAAAGGTCTCACTTACCAACAGATGAAGAACTTTGTAGTTGATCAAGCGCTTCTTCACTTGGAAATGAATGAACGCTTAGCAACGATGAACCCGGATATGACAGAGACTAGAGATCCTAAGGAGATTCTAGATACTGTGATGCACGAAGTTTATGACTTGCCTTGTCGACCGATGACGATCTCAGGAGCTTTCTCAGCCCTTATGCAACCCCTTGCAGTAGGGCAAGGCCCCCAGAAGACTAATATCACCCCTGAGTACTTTGCTCAAGCTGAAGCAGAAGTTAGAGACGAAGAACTCAATACTGTCTTTTTGGAAGAAGAACCAGACGGACAAGGTCCATCACAATTTTCCGCGATAACGGTCGGTTGCTCAATAGCAGCAATGATGACGGTAATCGCAGGGACAATATCTTTATTCACAGGTAAGCGTGATGAAGATGTTACATATGGACAGTCTACTAGAACGAATAAAACGACTCAAAGACCACGAGGTAAGGGAAGATTTGTTAAGGCTAAAATCGCGAAAGGACAGGCTCCAGCGATTCAGGTTCTAGATATGCACCATAATGGTCTAGTGCAAAAAGTGATTCCAATAGGGAAGCGCTTCTTTTTGACCTACGCTCACGGTATACATGATGCCCCCTATGGACAGTGGGGGATTGAAGTCAACGGTCTCGTTCACATGACTGAAGTGAACGAAGATAACGTTTGGCTGTATGAAGAAGGTGATTTAGCAGTCATCGACTTTTCCGCAAACCGTCAGCTACCAGAATATAAGGATATTACCAAGCATTTCCTTTCTGAAGATGAAATAGACCTGTTGTCAAATTGTTCGGTTCAACTAGACATTGGCACAGGTAAGTTACATAGCAGGCTCACAAAGAGACTGCAAGCACCGTACATATGCGGCGGCAATCATCGGGTTCAACTTGATGTTGCTGGAAAATATGATGGAGTCACTGAATTGGGTGACTGTGGTACACCAGTATGGATTAGATCGGGAGACTCGATTAATCGCATAGCTGGGATCCATGTGGCGGGAACAGGATCCACATCCTCGTCACCGCACGGATTATGCACTTTCGTTCCGCGAGAAATCTTGATTGATTTAATGGAAGAAGCTACCGTGCGTGCTCAGGGTCCTAATTGCGAAGGACCAAATTTGATTAAAACGGAGATTGTGCCTCCGAATCAACGTGTAAAAGTTCCAACCTCCACTAAGTTGGAACATTCTGAGATTTCAGAATTTTTACCATGGCCCGTGGAAAAGCAACCTTCCATTATGTCTGAGAAGGACCCACGCGCCAAGGGTGTCGACCCTGCACAAGTCTTCTTTAATACACTCTGTAACAAACCTCAGGTCCACGCGGACCAGAAGATCATTGATGAAATCGAAGAAGAAATATACGACAAATTCAGCCAAGAATTAAAATGGCCAGTTGGTAAAAGAATGTTGACATTCGAGGAAGGGTGCGCTGGCGTGCCCAAGTACTTGAATTCAATAACCACTAAGACGAGCCCGGGTTATCCCCTAGTCTTATTCGCACACAAGAAGGGTAAAACTGATTACGTGTGGTTTGATGAGGATGGGGAACTCCGGTTCA